ATGCGCGCGTACAATTTCTGTGCTGGTCCTGCTGCATTACCTACTGCCGTTTTAGAAAAAGCTCAACAAGAAATGTTGGATTGGCATGGTAAAGGTCTATCCATCATGGAAATGAGTCATCGTAGTGCTGACTATGTTGCTATGGCTGAAAAAGCTGAAGCAGATTTGCGCAAATTAATGAATATTCCAGAAAACTATAAAGTACTGTTTTTACAAGGTGGAGCGTCATTACAATTTTCAGCGATTCCTTTAAACCTTTTGGGTAAGAACAGTAAAGCTGATTATATTGATACGGGCATCTGGTCTGAAAAAGCATTAAAAGAAGCTCAACGTTATGGCGACATTAATGTTGTAAAAGCTGGTATTAAAGTAGATGGCAAGTTCGCAATTTCTGAGCAAAGCGAATGGAATTTATCTGACGATGCTGCCTATGTGCATTATGCAGATAATGAAACAATTGGTGGCTTACAGTTCGCAGGAATTCCTGATCTAAAAGCACCACTCGTTTGTGACTATTCATCAAGCATTTTATCTGCTCCATTAGATGTAACCAAGTTTGGTTTGATCTATGCCGGCGCACAAAAAAATATTGGTCCTGCTGGTTTAACCATTGTCATTATTCGTGATGACTTACTTGATCAAGCTAAACCAGAAATTCCAAGTATTTTAAAATATGGTGACCAAGCGAAAAATGGTTCTATGGTAAATACACCATCGACTTACGCTTGGTACTTGTCTGGTTTGGTATTTGAGTGGTTGCTAGAGCAGGGTGGGGTAGATGCTATCCATAAAGTGAACCTTGAAAAAGCTCAGTTACTCTATGGTTATATCGACTCAAGCGATTTCTATAATAACCCGATTGCAATTCCAAACCGTTCAATTATGAATGTACCTTTTACCTTGGCAGATGAAGCTTTAGACAAGCAATTCTTAAAAGAAGCAGAAGCAAATCATTTGTTGAATTTAGCTGGACACCGTTCTGTAGGTGGTATGCGTGCAAGTATTTACAACGCAGTACCTTTAGAAGGCGTTCAGGCTTTAATTAGCTTTATGGATGATTTTGCAAAACGCAATGGTTAAGCAAATCAAATAAATAAAGCCCTTAAATGAGGGCTTTATTTTTGAGTAAATTTTATAAATTAAAAAGGCACTAAACCAAGTTGGTGCATGAATATGGCAGCTAAAAACATACCCAATACAAAAAAGCAAAACGCACCAGTATCGACCTTTACGCGCAGGCTACTAGATTGAATGAGGCTGGTAGTTTGTTCGGGTATAATCTTCATTCAATAACCTAATTATTAAAATATTAGTGAAATTCAATTAGTTTCACCCTTTTTAGCACAAATATCAGTCTATTGAAAGTATTATATCAAACTAGAACATACTGAATGCTTAAAACCATAAAATGTGCACCATTATATTGTCTATCTATAACTAACTAGAACATAATGACAAACCTCAACAAACGGGTTTTGCGTACATATTCGTGTACACATTCTTTTGTTGATGCTCTTTGTGTACATATTCTAGCGAGTTTTAATAATGGCTCTATCAGAAGCTTGGCTAAAAGCTAATAATGGCAAGGTTCGAGACAAAGTAGAAGAAGTTGCTGACCGAGACTCAATGAGTGCAAGGATATCAGCAAAAGGTAAAATTGTCTTCCAACTTCGCTACCGTTTTAATGGTAAGCCGCATCGTCTAGATTTAGGCTCATATCCTAATATTAGTTTGAAAGATGCCCGTGCAGAAGCCAATAGATTACGAGCTTTGCTTGAGCAGGGTAAAAATCCTAAAGTTGAAGTTTTGGTAGAGCGAAATAAACATATTGATCCGCTTACATTAGATCAGCTATTTGACAAATGGTATGAATCATTTTGCAAACCTAACAAGAAACTTCATGATCAAGTTAAAAGCGCTTATTTGAACCATATATCTCCTCAATTGGGTAAATATCCAATTGAGCGCATTGATATTGAGCACTGGCTCGAGTTATTTGAGAATCTAGCAGCTAAACAGCCCGGCACTGCCAAGGTACTTTTATCAAACATAAAACAAATGTTGAAATGGGCAGCAAAAAGAAAACTGGTATTAACTAATGTACTGGCTGATATTTTCCCCAAAGAAGATTTGAATATTACCTATATACCCTCTAAGCGCGTATTAACTGATGAAGAGTTAGTGGTCTTATTTGAATGTCTCAAGTGGTCTAGATTAACTGAGAAGAATAAAATTTTTATTCAGCTTTGCCTTATTTACGGATGTCGTAAAGGTGAGTTGCGCTTAGCTGAGAAAAAACATTTCGATTTAAAAAAGAAAGTCTGGTTAGTTCCACCTGAAAACCACAAGACGGGATATAAAAACGATAAAACCTTAATACGTCCAATATTGCCAAAAATGGAAGAGCTGATATTAGAGGCAATGGAATTAAGTAAAGGCAAGTACTTATTTAATAATGGCGAGAAAGATGAAGCTATGAGTAGCTCAGCATCAACTGCCTTGTCAGCAAGTGTGATTGGCTGGGTTAAGCGATTCAAAAAAGAGGATATGGCCCATTGGTCTATGCATGACCTTCGACGTACAGCGCGTACTAACTTTAGTCGATTTACAGAGCGTAGAGATGTAGCTGAAATGATGATTGGCCACAGTATGCCGCAGATCCAAGAAGTCTATGACCTTTATGACTATGTGAAGGAGCAGGCAGAAATTTATGAAAAATGGATTGATAGATTAGACAAAATTAAGAATGGAATAATAGAAGATTAACGGCTGATTACACAGCCGTTTTGAATCGATCAATACAAATGCGTTCCCAGCGATTCACCTCTTTTGAAAGGTAGCGCTTCATGCCACCACCAATCGAAGGTAATGCTGGAGCTGGGAAAGGCTCCCCATATTGAGTGCCTTTCTCCCAACGGTTTAAAGTCTGCTTGGTAATCCCAAATCTTTCACAGACTTCATTTGATGTGAGATATTTAGACATTCACCCCTCCTTACTTTCCGCTTTTCTTTTTTCAACCTCACGTAAAGCACATTGGTGTGCCTGCTCAATCTTAGTTAGATTCATCTTTACCGACACGCCATCGTGATAAATATTAAACAATGGTTGATCAAAGTCCTCATCATGATCACATTCAATTGCCACATGATCAGAATATTGGATTGACTTACCATCAAACATTACTCTCACACCATTTGGGCAAGCCAACTCATCGTATAGGCCAGCTTGAGCAATGATTGAAATATTGCTTACGAAAGAATCAATATCTAATGGTGTTCCTGATTGCTGAAAACGATCTATCTCAGCAAGAATTAATTTTGATACTTCACTCATCCCTCAGCTCCCGATTCGCTTTCACCTAACTTAATAGAACCTTCATCTTCACATTCGCTCATATAGGCGTAGTAACCAGCACCGCTATGACCATTTTCATGCCATCCAATAGTAACCAAGTCAGTTAGCTGTTCATGTGATTCATCTGGTGCGCCAAAGTCATATGCTTCTTTTAATTCAGCACAAGTCAAAGTAACGCTATGCGTATGTGAAACTGGCACTGCCTGAGCTTTGGCTTTTTCTTGACTCTTGGCTCTTAACCACATTGCCCAACCTGTATTTACAGAATGGTACGCTTCCATAATGTCATCTAAATCAAAGCCCGTTGCATCTACTGTTAGTGCATCAAAATTACCTGTTTCTTTATTAAACTCAACAGCTTCGAGTTGTGCTAAACAGATGTAGTTTTCTTTAAAAATAGGCAACTGTTCTGTCCAGAAAGCCTCTCTTTCATTCAATGTCATGCTGCTGCTCCCAAAATCACTTGCTTGCGTTTGTCTAGTTCTTCTAAGAACTGATCAACACGGTTATCAATTTCTTTAATTACCTTTTCATCTCGATAAAGGCGTTTAATAAAGATAGGCATTGAAGGGCAGTAGCTTATGAAATCAATCCATTCCCGTTCTGCTGCTGAAATACCACCCATACACTGGTAGTAATGTTCTGTTGGTAAAATCCCTTCATAAAGGATCTGAGCCTGTAGCTTAGGTAACTTTGACTTAACTTCCGTCAAACCATTTACACCAACTAAACCATCAGGGCTATAGCCAAACTTCTCACCAATAATGAATCCGCATTTAGCAACTTCATTACCTGTCTGCATTTCATAAAGTTCAATTGCCATTGGCTCATGAACATGACCACGTTCTGTGTGAAATCCTGAGTAGCTTTCCTTTGGCTCACCAGTGATCTGCTCACCAATAAGCTCATACATATAAGTTATGGCTTTTTGTCCAAATGGCTCTTTGCCTTTACTCTTTGAGAATACTGATTCAAGTTCTGAGCAAGTAATTAAACCCGCTCGCGCTTGTAACCACTCAGGAGAACCTTGCTCACAATCAAGTATTAGCATTGCCATTTCCTTGTCTGATCAACTTATTTAACGCAGATTGGGCCTTGGTAAATAGAGATTTATTAATGTTCTCTATAGATCCAAATTGCTCAAAGAATAGTTGCTGTTGGAATTGCTCTAGACGATCATGCAATCCGGTAAGCATTTGAATTTGTTCGCCAGTCATTGGGCAAAATGGTTTAGCTGCAAAACCGTTGTCGTCTTCTTTTGCTGTTGTGATATTCAACATTGCACACAAGGTATAGCGTTTGCCATAAGACACGCTTGAACCGAGAGCCTGAACAGCATTCTTAGATCCCGAAGTGTCAGCATTTAACTCCATACTTGTACTTTCACGATGTCCATCTTTATGCATCAAGACGCATGTAACCTTTACCTTCGTTGGCTCTGGATGCTCAACACGGAAAGAAGTAGCAAACCCGTATTTAGAAAGAATAGGGCGAACTACTGCATCAATTGTCTCTAATGCTGCATAAGTAATATTGTGACCATTAGATGTTTCAGCAATAACTGGTATCTCTTGAGCCATCATTGCAAAGTCACGGTTAAAAGCCATTTCAGCTTGCTTTGCTAAGACACGCTCTTGCATGTCTAGCATCTTTTCAATAATTGCCATGTCTGGCGTCGGGCTATTTAAAACTCGCTCTACAAGGCCAAAGAGTTGATTATTTTGATCTTGAACCATTGGAGCTTGTGTATTTACTGGCGCATTCATAATCTTTTCCTAATTCTTAATCCCAATAACCACGATTTACTCGGCCTTTACCTGAGCAATGAGCGCAGGTTGTATCTCTGCCATATCTGTCTTGTGTAACTCCTGTTTGATAGCAGGGCTTACATGGCATAGTTGAGTGAAACCATTTCTCATGCTTTGCTTGCTCAGCCTTAAGCTTTGCAAGTTCTATTGCTTCAGGGTTGTGGCTTATGTACATGTCGCCTGTTGATTCAGATTCCATTGATGCAGCACTCTCAAACTGTTTTGCCAGTTCTTGAAGTTGATCTTTTTCAATTACAAAACCTGCATCACCAAGAATGGTTTCTGTGACAGTCTCCCAATAGTTTGTAGCCATCACCCACCTCTCAACTCTTTGATTTTTTCTTCCACCGGCACGTAATCAACACGCACTCCGCCTTGTGTCATTTCTTCAACCAGAATCTTGAAGTAAGCCATTGCCTCAGCAAGAGTGAAATCTGTGCCAGCAGCAGGGCGACGAATAAGAACATCCATAGCTTCAAGTAGCTTTCGTTTTTCATGTACTTGCATTAGTTGCACTCCAACTCTTCATCTGCCAACTCTTCGGCATAGTATTTAAGCTGCTCGTTTAAGCTATTTACTTGTGTGGTTGTAAGTTGGAATAGAAGGCCAATAGGAGCTTCTACATATTCAGCACCAACCACTTCAACGTGTGTGCGGTCATCTACTACGAGTTGATCATAAAACTGGTCTTTGCTGTCTTCTGGATGAAGGATTGAGCCTACAACTCGAACTTCTCTAACCACATCAGCAACAATCTTGCATTTCAACGTTGCGCAACCACTTTCCAATTCAAATGAAACAGTGTTGTCTTTAACCTCAAACTCACCAGACACTTGAAGCATTGGAAAAGAAGGGCATAACAGCTCAGGTTTGGTAACGAACATATTCATGAGTTGTTGCCTCCTAAACCTTCTACAAATGCATTACGGTCTTCACGAGTCTTAAACTCATAAGTGACAGAGTAGTTCTGGTTGTGAAGTGTTGTATTGCTTGGTTTTGGCAGCTCAGCGTTTATGGTTAGGGTGGTGGGCTTTAGCTTGAAATGAACCGTATCTTCAAGGAAAGCTGTTAATGTCCAGTGTTTAGCATCGAACCATTCGCTTTCATAATCTTTAGCCTTTCCTAAAACCACCTTCCCATCCGCCAAAGCTCTCAACGCCTCAGCCCCGCTAATCAAGCCTTGGTCTTTTTCTTTAGGAATGGCTTCTAAATTTTCTGTAATGATAGTTACAGATCGACTCTTATCCCAACATTTTGACTTACTTGCATAAGCATAGAAGACATCATCAGATGCTTTGTACAAACTCAAATAACCCTGACTAGGTGATATGAACAATTTGTAATTAGCATCCTTCACATCATTCCGCTTCAACACAACAAGGTCGCGAAGCTGGGGAAGGGTGAGTTCTTTTTTAGCATCACCAACGCCCATTGCAAGACGACCATCTGAATAAACAGTTAGGTGCGTACAATCGCTGCCAAGTGGAATATATGATTTTCCATGCTGAATCCACACATACCCAAGCTCAAAAAACAACTCCTGAGCCTCTTTGCTCTCTGTTTCATCTTTAACTTTGATTTTGTAGTTATCCATGAGAGAGACCCTCAACTTCACAGCTTTCAATATGCAATTCACGTCTATTAAAAAAAGTGCTGTTATCAGAAATTCCTGTCATTCCTTTTTTCCACCAAGGAACTACATGACCAAAAACATCCCAAGTGCCATCTTGACCACCGTTTAAGACAAGTTCGGCCGCATATTTATAAAGGTCATCAGTGTTGGCAATGTCGTAACCACAAGCATTGATTCCTTCAATATCTTCAGCAGACAATTCTTGGAATTCCTCTGGAAGTTCAATTTCAATTTGAGCTTCAACAGTTATCGTTACTAATTTTTTAATACCCATTAGTTAGCCCCCTCAACCTGAACACGTACGTACATGTTTTCTTTTGCTTTGAGTTCGTTGACGTGTTGCTCGTCGGCACATGAACGAAGGAAAGGGACTACAATTAGAAGGCCAATAACCATGGAAAGCATTGTCCCGCCTAAGTAGACTTTTAAGGCGTCTAATGCAGCCTGACTAAACTTGTACTTTCTGATTCTTTGATTCATAATTAGATTACTCACTGAGTAGAACCCTCGAATTGCTTTGGTCGGCTTCGGGGGTTTTGTTAGTCTGTGAGTTCATTATTCAATATTGAATTATTTTAGTCAATATAGAATTATTCAAATATGAATTAAATTGTAAAGTTTTTGTATTATTTTTTGAAAACTATTCATTATAGAATTAAAAAAGGCGCCTAAGCGCCTTCTTATAAGTCAATATTGATTACCACTTATCAACCGTTGACCACCAGAATACCCAACCTAGCAAACGTACATCGCTCTGCCATTGTTCCGCTGATAGGAACTCGTCGTCGTACTCTTTATTATCACTTACAATTTTAACCGCCCCAAATGGTTGTCTATAAAGTCTTTTAACCCTTAATAAACCGCCATGGTCAAAAGCGTATATTTTACCGTCTTTAATCTGTTGTTTACTCTTATCAATGCCAATTGCAGCCTTATCAAGAATGGTGTTTTCCATACTTGTTCCATGGTTCGTTGCACATGCGGCATTTGAGGGATCAACACCAGCGTTTTTCAACGTTCGTTTGCTGAATCTCAATTTCTTCTCTGTCTCCTCAATTACTTGGGTAGCACCACTTCCAGCAGCAAACAGTACTTCTTTGAAGTAAGGCAATTCAACATCATCCTCATGTAATGGTGTGCTGTCATCCCATACATCCATGTTGTGCAGGTTATGCACATTTGGATCTTGAGCAACGTCAATTCCTTTAGAAACATCACCAAATTTCAGAGTACCAAGTGGAACCTTAAAGAACGTTGCATATTTCTCTAAAGTTTCATCTCGGATGTTCTTGCTTGTACCTTGCAAAATTCTGCGTGTCGTTGGCTGAGATAGCTCGCCATCGGTTAGTTCACTTAGGGAATTGGCGTTTAGGTGACGTTGTTCTAGCAAGAATTGAAGATTTTTCTGTATAGACATCTGTCTCAAACCATAAAACATTACTTAACGCCAACATTATTTTATTCAATTTAGAATAATTCCAATTCATTTATTAGTCAATAATGATTGACAATAATTCATAAAAGAATAAAATTAGTCATATATGTATAGAGTGGTCAGAGAGATGAAGCACCTTCTAACTCTACAAACAATGATTAGTGAACTCTCAAACGAGTATACCCAACAAGAGCTTAATAAGCTCACTGGAGTAGACCAAGGGAGTATAAGCAAGATGAAAAATGGGAAATTTAAGTTCGTAAGTTTTGAAAAAGCTGAAGCAATTCGAAATTTCTATTTTTTATGGCGAAACAAAAAAGCCTCTAGCGGTAACTAGAGGCGTCATTCAAACAGAGGTTACCTGTATGAACTATCTAATATTAGCAGAAACAGAACTGAATCGAAAGATAAGTTTGTTTCAACAAGCGGTTGAGGCTTATGTGCTTAATCGAACACTCGAAAACTCTATGGCAGTGGCTAAGGCGAAAGCTGAATTAGCTGAACTTGTGTTGAGAGGTGTTTGATGAACATAGGCGTCGATTTTGACAAATACATTAAGCAGGCGACACAAGTGGAAGATAATTACACCAAGAAGCCTAATGCGGTGATTGATGAAATCATGCGCCATGTAAGCCCCAATGCTTACAAATGCCTTGATGTAGTTATTCGTTGCACACTTGGATATCAGCGCGACAATTTCCAAATTTCAGGAACTCTTTTCCAAGAAATTACGGGTATTAAGCGTCGTGAAACTATCATTGATGCGATTCGTGAACTTGAACAATTAAAGATCATTTCGGTTGATCGCAGCACCCACATTAACACTTTTTCTCTCACTTTATCTTTGTACGGAAAAACCGTACATGTACTAAAAAACCGTACAGAGTTAGTTAGTACTAAAAAACCGTACATAGTTGGTACTAATGAAGCGTACACAGTATGTACGGAAAAACCGTACACATATAAAGAAAGAAAGAAAAAAGAAAATATTAATACTGAAAAGCAGGAGAAATTCAGCTTTGTAGTAGCTCTAAAAAACCTAGGTGCAGATGAGCAATTAATCAAAGATTGGTTAGCAGTTCGTAAAACCAAAAAAGCATCAAACACTCAAACCGCGTTCAAAGGATTCTTACGTGAGTTCAACAAAACAGATCTTACTGTGAACACAGTTTTAAAAATCTGTATTGAGCGCTCATGGCAGGGGTTTAATGCTTCATGGTTAGCGAATATCAATCTTGCTGAATACCAAGAACAAACTCAACAAATCACCCCTGAACTACCAGCAACACAATTCAAAGGTGTTGCTAAGAAATTTAAGGGGATGGACCAATGATTGAATTATTTTCTATTCCGGTTGAGCAAAGCATTCTTTCAACGTTCATGACGATTGACCAAGGCGCTGATGAGTTCATCTCGCAGATCGATGCTCAAGATTTCTATGCATCACAGCATCAGATCATTTTTGCTCACATCAAGGCCCAACTAAACAAGGGCGAAGCATTTGATGAAGTAACAGTGTTTGAGTTGGTTAAGGCGAATCCACTAGAAGCGAATCAGATTGATGAGCAGTTTGTTATCAACCTGATGAACCGTGTAAGTAACGCAAGTCTGTTAGTTACTCACATCAAGAAGCTTAAAGATTTATCTACTCGCAGAAAGCTACAAGAGACAAGCAAGCTGATTAATTCAATTGCTAATGACATGGTTACACATACTGCTGAATCTGCTGTGAACAAGGCTCAGTCTTTGGTCCAAAACTTAGATTTCGGTGCAGGTGACGACAAGCTTAAACATGCTCATGAGTTTTCTAAACAGGCTGTCAAAGAGTTCCTTGATCGTCACATGGCAATCCACAATCAAGAAGTTTTTGAAGGTGGTATCAAGACTGGATTTACTGCACTGGATAACAAGCTAGGGGAAATCAGCAAAGGTGATCTAGTGATCATCGGTGCACGTCCTTCGATGGGTAAAACTACGTTTGCTCAGAACATCGCAGCGGACATGATGATCAACCAGTCTTTGCCAGTGTTATTTATATCTATCGAAATGCGCGGCCATCAGATCGCACAGCGCTTAATTAGCGGCATTGGTGGTGTAGAGCTACGCAAAGTATTAACAGGCCATATCGACGCAAACAGTGACGATACAGTGAAGGTAAATACTGCTGCACATATTCTTGAGAAAGCGCCTTTGATGATCGATGACAACAACCGTGCAACTGTCGCAACCATTCGCAGATCAGCTAAGAAGGTTCAAGCGAAGTACGGGAAGATCGGAGCAATCTTTGTTGATTACATCCAGAAGGTAACACCACTCACCAAAAACAACTTTGGTCGATCAGATAAAGACATCGGTGAAATCTCAAATGAGCTTAAACGCATGGCAGGTGACTTTGATTGTCCTGTAGTGGCATTAGCTCAGCTTAACCGTAACTTGGAAACACGCCCTAACAAACGCCCTGTAAACGCAGACCTCAAAGAGTCAGGCGACTTAGAGCAAGACGCAGACATCATCATGTTTATTTATCGTGATGAAGTTTACAACAAGGACTCTAAGGAAGCAGGGACAGCAGAAATCATCATAGGTAAAGCTCGTAATGGCTCAATTGGCACAGTTCGATTAGCTACTGATTTGTCACGCGCAACATTCACTGACTTAAGCCCTGAGTACTACCAGTCATTGGATGAGAGAGGTGCTGCATGAGTACTGAACAAAACAAGCAATTCATTATTTTTGAGCGCTATTTGGATGTGCTGTTGTATGCGGCTCATGCAACCAAATCTTTTGCAGTGCGCGACATTAGAGAGTGTGTTTTAGAGGGTAGTCGTCCAATGATTTACACCTGCCTTTCAAATTTGGTGAAGAGCGGATACCTCAAGAAGGACAGCACGACAAGCTACAGCGCAACAACTAAAACTAAAGAATTATTCGGTGGTGCAGCATGATCGAATCAACAACTCCAAGTATCTACATCAAACAAGACTTTAGCGCAGAGATTGCTGCATGGATAGAGCAAGGTAATCAAATCAAAGTGCTTGGTCGTGGTGAGAGTACGCATAACAGAACATTCAATAATGCGACTAAGGCAACTCCACAAGATGCTATGCGTCGATTGATGTCTAACTCAGTGGCACAAGCTAAAGCTCATAAAGAAAACCCATATCTCAAAGCACGTGTAGAGGCTAAGCAAGCAGGTTTGGCTCACTACGATGGCAAACCATGCGGTGTATGCAAATCAACTAAGCGTTATGTGGGTTGCAATAAGTGCGTTCCTTGCATGAATGAGAAGAACCGTCGTTACAAGGAGCGTATGGCATGAGAAAGCGTAAACAAAATAAAGCTCAACACTTCCAATTGTCTTGGAATGTATTTAATGCAGTTGAGATCGTAGAGCAATACGAAAAGCGATCAGGTGATACAAGCGGTCAATTGCCTTTACCGGTTCTTATGAAGATTTACCACGGCTCGTTACTCACAGCACTACAGTTTGGAACGATTCCTAATCATCAAACTTATGGCGTGACCTTCTTTGCAAAGATCAAGAAGGATTCAGGCGAGGAAGGAATTGTAGAGCGTGGCTTCCGAATCGATACACCTATGAAGCTATCAGAGTTCATCAACGGTTATGCAGATTGCTATGTGAACAAAGGTCAAGGACTTAAAACCAAAGGCTGGAAAGGTGCCAAGGAAGAGTGGCTTTCGATGATGGATGAAGAGTTCAAAGGCGATACATGTATTGATGCTTGGGCAGTGGCTAATTGTCTTCATAGAGCTAATAAGAACGTGACCAGACATGACGGGGTGAAGGGATGAACGCAATGACTAAAAATAAGTTATTTGGATTGGCAGATAACAGAACGGATGTGTGGGCTACACCTCAAGACTTCTTCGAAAAGCTTAATACAGTTTTCAACTTTGATCTTGATGTTTGTGCGCTTCCTGAGAATGCGAAGTGTGATCGATTCTTCTGCCCTGAACAAAACGGATTAAAACAAGATTGGACGGGTACTTGCTGGATGAATCCACCGTACGGCAGAGAAATCATTGATTGGGTAGCAAAGGCAGCTCATACAGCAGCACAAGGGCATACGGTTGTTGCACTTGTGCCAGTGCGGACAGATGCCCGATGGTTCCAAGATTACTGCCTTGGGCGCGAAATTCACTTTATTCGTGGCCGCTTAAAGTTCGGTGGAGCCACATCTAATGCACCATTTGGTTGTTGTGTAGTTGTATTTCGTCCAAGTTTAAGCGATGTGAAATGGGAGCCAAGCCAATGAACGCACAACAATTTATCAAAGACCACGGTTTAGATGCTGTTAGAGATGCCATCTATGAGGCTGATGTTTATGGTGGACTTTGGATCAATACCAAAACATTAGAACTCTCACATTTCATACCATCTGGTGATTCGGTATCTGTTACTGAGCTTCAACGCCTCGTGGAGTCGGTGGATTTAATAAAGAGCTGTGGCGGTATTGAAAATGTGAAAGATGAAAACCCAATTGGGGACTTTCCATCTGAAATTGAGCAGAGACTTCCACAAGCCATTAAAGACTACGAATCGATCTACGGAGAAGGGAATGAGTAAAACAAAAACAATATGTTTATTTGCAGCCCTAGTATTTGTGGCAGTTGCGGTGATTGGTTCTGATGCATACAGGATCTTCGTTCTTAAGCAGTGTGTCTATACGTGCCAGTCAAAAGGAGCCAGCCATGAGTGAGTTTAAAACAAACGACTATGTGGTTCTTTTAAAAGAAGGAACTAAAGATTACTTGCTGCAAGTTATTGATCATAAATATACCGATGATCTTTACCGAGTGAAGATTCTGAAAACTGGTCAATGCGGCCCAGCCTTTAAAGATGAAATTCGTTTAGCTAAGAAGGAAGAAATCGCAGCAGGACACCGCATTGACACAAAACAAATTGAAGACATTGGTGATGACCGAAACATGAGCCAACACATTTCGCCAAACTGCAAAGCAAAGGATGTTTGAGATGACGAGTTTTAACGAATGGTGGGAAGAAAACTACGGTGAGTTTAGTGGGCAGTCGCCACAGACTAAACGCAAGATGAATGCTGCTTATGATGTTGGAGTAGAGCACCAGCAAGCGAAAGTGGAGGAGCTGCAAGCCGAAAACCAGAGATTGGCAAACGGAAATACAAGCTACTACAACCAAGCAATTAAACAGAATGAGCGAATTGAAGAGCTGCAAAACAGGCTTAAACAGGCTTATGAAGACATAGACACATTTGCAACAGCTCATGAAGCTCTTGAAAAGCATGTTGATAGAGATAGGTCTCTTATCCAATTCACACAAAGTGCAAATAGGGATTTGATTGCTGAACGTGACGAGCTGCAAAAGCGGCTGGATTTAGTTCTCAAAGTAGTTCAATCAATGCGAAATGAAGTTAAGCATGGGCATATGGGAAATGAAGAAGCTCGGATGCTCTCTAACTTTGCTGATGATTTAGAGCAAGCGCTCAAGGGAGGCGGGGAATGAATAGCGAAGAATTAGCAAAAATTGGGATGATGTTTATCAACTGGGTTCAGGTGCACAGAGAATCTCTTAGCCGGTTTGAAGACTTCTGCAATAGTTTTGTTGGAAATCCAGATGAGCCTGTACATAGCAAAAAGGATTACAACAAGGCTTGGGAAATCAAGAAGGAAGCCTTTGTTTTGGGTGATGAAGCGAAAAGACGCTATGAAACCTTGCTTGAAGAAGTTGACTTATATCTAGCCAGACAAAGAACTGATGTGCTTGAGGCGGGTGACCAATGACCACATTCAAAGAGGCTCAAAACCACGCGAAGCAGATAAAGAATGCTAAGCGTGGAGGTTATACACCAACAATTGCAAAGGATGCTAATAAACGCAAAGTACAGAAGTTAGAGGCTTACATCAAAGAACTTAAAGACTCACTGGTTGATTTCATTGAAATGGATTTGTTCGATAAAGGTGTTCGTAGAAATATCGAAGCAACAATTGAAGACCTAACAGACATCTTGCGGAGTAAAAATGGTGCGTAGAGCAGCAAGAATCGATGCAAATCAAGTCGAGATCGTAAAGGCTCTACGTCAGGTTGGGGCAAGTGTTCAGTCGCTTGCTTCAACTGGAAAAGGATGCCCGGATCTGCTTGTGGGGTTCAGAGGTACAAATTACTTAATGGAAATTAAAGATGGTCAGAAGTTCAAGTCAGATAGAAAGCTAACTCCTGATCAAATCGAATGGCATGAATCATGGCGCGGCAAGGTCTTTGTAGTTGAGAGCACAGATCAAGCATTAGAAGTAATTAGCAAGGTTTAGGGGTAAGGGTATGAATGCGGCAGTGAATCACATTATGCAAACAACGGATTGGAATAAATACAGTCTAGAAGAATGGCTTTATCAGTTTGGGGCATGGATGTACTCAAACTCTGGAACTTGTGGTAAGAGCATAAATCCGATTGCTGTCGCTATGGATCAGGCAGCTAAGAAGCGTAAGCAAGAGGTCAAAGGTAAGGATCAGATCATGGCTGATTGGCTATGCTCAGATGATGCAACAATCCCTAAAGGTCGTGGCAAGGGCATCACTTGTGAAATCACAGACAATGAAGCGCGTGCAGTACAACGCCTTATTTTGGACATGCAAGGGCAGTCTGAAATCTTAGATGAATGGCTTGATGCTGTAATTGATCGTTATTTCTATGGCAATCCAATATCGGCTCTAGTTAATGAGTCACGTACATTAATGGATGCTAAGTTTGATATCAAGTGTGGCTTAGCTGCTATTCATACTCGCTATCCATTTATTGCTCACAGTGCAAAGATCAAACGAGTTGGTATCTGATTATTGACGTGACGTCATCAATGTTATATATTCATGTTATAGTGGTGCGAAGTGTAAGTAAGGCATCACTGATAAATAATTAGCTCATCATTCGATGGGCTTTTTTGTTGCCTATCGAAAAGTGAGAAGAAGAATGGAAAATCAGCATAAACATATCAAAGGCTATCGCGACCTATCTCAAGCTGAAATTGATTTAATGAATGAAATTAAAACTAAAGGCGCTGAATTAGGTGAACTGGTTGCAAAGTTACGTGGCACTGATGGATTAGATTAACGCTGGATTAGCATTGGCGCTACTGATATGCAAACTGGATTAATGGCTTTAACTCGCGGTGTTGCTCAGCCTACAAGCTTTTAAATAGCATTTTGGAGGTCATATGTTCCGAATCATCAGGCAAGTATTCTGTTGGCATTGTTGGGAACATGAATTGGATTACAACAAAGACCCGATAAAAGAATGCAGAAAGTGTGGAAAATTTAAAGCTCTTTAGTTAATAACTTGGTATAATAATCAAGCGGATAGGGTCGCTCCCGAACGGTATTTAACCTGAATACTTTCCGTACCTAACATCAGGTTATTGCAGAGGTGCATATGGACTTAAGACTAGAATTTGAAAATGAAATGCAAGATTGGATAAAGGCACATGGTCGTCCAATTTGGGATGAGGATGTAGAAATCTATAAGGAAAAAGAATGGCATTTTGCTTGGGTTGCTTATAGAAAAGCATGGAAGAAATACACACGAAAAGAAAGTGAATAAAGCTTCCTTTTTAGCAATTAAATCTTTGTAGCCCCGCCGATTGGTGGGGTTTTCTTTTTTGGGGTGAGCATGGACACAATCGAAGCAAAGAAGAATTTAGAAATATATAAACGGAATCTTAAGTGGTTAGAGGATTATAACCATTTATTTAGTGGACACACGTTTAAGACCGAATGTCTGCGAGAAGAAAAAGTTCTTAGAACCAGAATTGAGAACCTGGAAAATGCGTTCGACAAAGAGGCTAAACGAAATAAGGCAGCTACCATGCGTTAGATGTGGTCAGAGTCCTTCACAAGCAGCGCACAGCAATTCAAGCAAGCACGGTAAGGGTAGAGGGATCAAAGCCAGTGATGAGTTTACAGTTCCTCTCTGCCATTCATGCCACAGTCAATTTGATCAGTTCAAACTAGGAACAAGACAAGAATCAGAAGCTTTGTTTGATGGGTGGTTAAAGAAGACCGAGCGAATGTTGCACCAACACCCAGTAGAGCCGTTTTGATATAATGGTTATATTGCAAACAACAATGAGCTCATCCGATGCAAGTAGAAACATTTTTACCATTCACGACAGAAGAGTTAGTAAATCAGATTAACACTGGGCTGACATATATAAGTAATCCATTTGAGTTGAAGGATTATTCTAAATCATATACTCAAAATGCAATCCCTGAAGCTATTGAGCACTTTAAGAAAAACGGTGTTGTGCTAGATGTTTCAGAGGTGGATGGAGAAGTCCTGATAGTTTGTACAAAGAATTAAATCAAGCCACCCTCGGGTGGTTTTTTATTGCGAGGTCAAAATGACACTTCAAGAGCACATGCAACAGAAACGAATCAGTGAAGATGCTAAAGGGTCAGCGAGACAGGCAGCAGCTCAAATTCATGAGATTCTGAAAAAACGCTATCCAAATGCAGTGAAAAAATAGTCGAGTTGAGGTGTCAAAATGGAATCAAGATTCACTATTAAGAACCATTGCGACATCAACTATGTGACGAACTATCTAAATAAAAACCATTCAAAGGCAGCGACTGAGGGGAAGCCTTTAGTTGTTACTATTAAGCCAGATGATAGAAATAGATCTAAGGCGCAAAACAGATTGTATTGGGACTGGTTGACAGAGTGGGCAAAGTTCCAAGGCTCAGACAAGGATTATGAACATCTTTTCTTTAAATACACGTTGCTATCAAGAATCTTCTATCGAGATGGTGTGGGCGATTATCGCAAGACTTTCGACACTGTTAGAGCGCTGAAGGCTGAGAAACACCCCTTATATAATCAAGTGCGTGATAGCGTGACTACCCTTACAAGCACAAGAGATGCATCCACAAAACAAATGTCAGAATACCTAAACGACATACATGCATTTTGCTTGAAACAGGGGTGTTATTTGGAAACGCCAGATGACCTTAAATATGCGTTGGAGTGATTTATGCTTATCCCGCCTTTTCCTCCTCCATCTCAAGCTGAGCTTGATGCTGGAGATCGAATGCTTCGCAGAAAGCGGGCAGTTGAATATCTCCCATTCTTAGCTGAACTATACAGGGGTGCAGCTATAGCAAATGATGAAGAATTAAAAGCAGATGTTAGAGAAAAGATTCTTAAGCATTTAAAAAATATTTAGGAGCACCAATGGAAGAACAAATCAAAGGCGCAGAACCCTTAAAGAATTTACGCCATGAAGAGTTCTGCCACGAATTTTTAAAAACGCTTAGCCCTCAAGAGGCTGGCAAAACAGTAGGTTTCAAAACCCGCCAACATGCTTGGGAAGTCTTGCAGCGTGAAGAGGTTGAAGAGCGTATTGCATATTTGAATACACAACGTTTAAACCGAGTTGATGTTGATGCCGACTATGTTCTACGTCGTTTGGTTGAAATTGATCAAATGGACGTCTTAGACATTATGGATGATAACTTCTGCCTAAAACCAATCGGTGACTGGCCTAAAGTTTGGCGTCAGTTTGTTTCAAACATTGAAAACAACGAAGAGTTTGAAGGCTATGGCGAAGACCGTGAACAAAGCGGTTGGCTCAAAAAAATCAAATGGCCGGACAAAGTTAAAAACTTAGAGTTGCTAGGTAAACATATTGCTGTTGGGGCATTTAAAGAGAAGATTGAGCATGATGTTTCAGATCCTCTCAAAGAATTACTTCAGCGTGCAAGCGGGAACACTTTAAAACCAAAAGGATAATCATATGGAAGCAGGCGAGCTAGAGAAAAACTTGTCTGATCCGTGGTGGCGCCTGACAAGTGGTTTTTTATATCAAATCCTTATCAAAGGTGATGAAGATGATGAGGGACTTAAAGCTCCTTTTATACCCAATGAGCACCAATTAGATTTTATTAATAATCTTTGGTATCGCAATATTATCTTAAAGGCCCGCCAATTGGGTTTTACCACAATGATTGCAATCTATTATTTGGATTGTTGTTTGTTTGGTAAAGGTGATACTCGTGCAGGGATGATTGCCCAAGATAAGTATTCAGCAGATAAGTTATTCCGAGACAAAGTAAAGTTTGCTTATGACAATTTGCCACCTGAAATTAAAGCGAAATTCCCTTTAGAGAGGGATAGTGCAAGTGAATTACTATTTGCTCACAACAACAGTTCAATCACTGTTGGTACTTCAATGCGTTCAGGTACGTTGCAGTATTTGCATGTGTCGGAATTCGGTAAGATCTGTGCTAAATATCCAGATAAAGCCAAGGAAGTTTTAACAGGTTCTATTCCAGCTGTAGCCCCTAATGGGATCGTAGTAATTGAGTCTACCGCAGAAGGTGACGAAGGCGCATTTTATAAGATGTCTGAAACTGCCCGCAAAAAGAAAGAGGCAGGTTCTGAGCTAAGTAAAAAGGACTATAAATTCCACTTTTATCCTTGGTTTGGTGCAGACGAATATAGTTTAGACGCAGATATTTATATCACGTCAAAAGAACATGAGTATTTCGAGAGAATTGAGCAAGAGTGCGATGTAAAAATTGGATTGCCACAACGCAACTGGTATATCGCAACTCGAGACAATGACTTTCAAGGCTCATCTGAATTGATGTGGCAAGAATACCCATCAACACCAGAAGAGGCGTTTAAGAAGTCTAAAGAAGGTTGTTGGTACACAGAACAGTTCATTAAAGTTCGTCGTGAACAGCGCATTTGCTCTCTACCAATTCGCACTGACGTTCCGGTAAATACATTCTGGGATATTGGTAACTCGGATGGTACTGCTATTTGGTTCCATCAACGTGTTGGTATGCAAGACCTATTCATTGACTTTGAAGAGGGTTGGGGTGAGCCATATGAGTACTTTGTGAAGATTATGCAAAGTAAAGGCTACTTATGGGGAAAACACTACTTACCACATGATGGTGCTCATGCTCGACAAGGTGAAAGTCAAAACCTATCTCCACAGCAAATGCTTAAGAATTTAGGGCTTCAAGATGTGGTGATTGTTCCAAGGGTGTCTGAGTTGCTTCACGGTATTAACAAGACACGTGATGCGCTAATGAATGATGTGTGGTTTGACATGGATCGCTGCAAAGATGGATTGCGTCATTTAGAAAACTACACACGTAAATTCAACGCCCACGCTCAAACCTACACAAGTGAGCCAGTCAAATCTGATGGCAACTCCGAATCAGCAGATGCATTCCGGCAGTTCGCCCAAGTGCGAGAAAAAATAGGTCAAGTTGCCAATTCAACACCACCTCCACCGAAAACAGCTTCATCTTGGATGGGATAAAATGGATAAAGACGAAAAAGTCGATAAAGACAATAGTGACATTCTCAATCAAGCAAAGAAGTTCCGTGACGATGCTCAAGACTATTGGAATGAGATCTATTGCCAAGGTCGAGAAGATAAAGAGTTTGTGACTGTTAAAGGCGCCCAGTGGGATTCAAAAGCCTTGAAAGAGCGTGAATTACAAGGTAAGCCATCTTTAGAATTCAACCTTGTGCATACATATTGCCGTCAACAAGTAAACACTCATAAGCAGAACCGACCGCAGATTCAGGTTGTACCGGTCGATAACGGTGCTGATGAAGATATGGCTAAAGTTTTAGCTGGCCTCATCAAGGACACTGAAGAAGCAAGCAATTTTGAAGATGTGAACGACACAGCAGTTGAAAACGCTGTTTATAGTGCAGTTGGTTTTATTCGTATTACTTCTGACTACATTCATGAGAAAAGCTTTACTCAAGAGCCAAAGTTTAAGGCAGTTCATAACCCTGAAGCAGTCCTGATCGATCCATTATCACGCGAAATGGATGGCTCGGACATGAGTAAGGCGCTTGTTTGTGAGTGGATAGATAAAGATGCAGTTGAAAGTCAGTATGGCAAAGATGCTGTGTCTGACTTTGAAATGGACGGAGTGGAAAACTGGTTTAATCAGACAGAAAATACAGTTCTTATTGCTGAGTACTTCTACAAGGAAGAAGTTAAAGACAAGTTACTTTTACTTGAAGATGGAACTGCTGAATTTAAATCTGTTTTGCTGCAAAGTTTTAGTGAAGCTGAGCTAAAAGAGTTTGCACTTAATGAACGAGACACCACACGTACTGAAATTAAATGGGCTAAATTGTCAGGCTGCAAAGTTCTCGAAACGGGCGTGTTCCCTGGCAAGTACATTCCAATTGTTCCAGTATATGGTGAAGTAATTTGGATTGGTGATAAGCGTCATGTCTTCTCACTTGTACACTTTGCTAAAGATCCGCAACGTCTATTCAACTACTGGAAGTCTACTGAAGCCAATATCCTTCAAAAGAACCAAGATGAAATGCTTGTTGTAGATGAGCAAGCTACGCAAGGTCTGGAAGAGTGGGACAACCCAGCAGGGTATAAACATCTTCGTTATAAATCTCTAGATGAAAATGGCAAACCACGTGCACTACCAGCCAAGATTGGTTCGGCTCAAGTGCCAGTTGGTATTTTAAATGCGTCAGAATCAGCCAAAATGCTCATTGCAGACACTTTGAATATGCATGCGCCCCAGATGGGGCAAGATGTAAATCAGCAGTCTGGTAGAGCAATTGGCTTGCTTCAGCGTCAAGGTGAAACTTCACAGTTCCATTTCCAAGACAACGACAATAAGTCAATTCGTCACTGTGGTCGTATTTTATTGGGCCTATATCCAGTCTATTACGACACACCTATGGTTCGTCGTATTATTGGTGCTGATGGTGAATCAGAAATGGCTAAGCTAAATGCACAGCCACAAAATGAAGATGAACAAGCAAAAGCCATTAATGGTGTTTTAAATGATATGTCAGTTGGTCGCTTTGATGTTCGTATGGACACAGGCCCAAGCTTCAATACACAACGTGAGCAGTCATTCCAATTAATGATGCAGTTAGCCCAGTTTGCTCCAAACATCATGCAGGCTGCTGGTGACTTGGTTATTAAGGATTCACCACTTCTGAACTCTAAGCAAATTGCAGAACGCATGAAGAAACTCATGCCACCGCAATTGCTAGAAGAAGGGCAGATCAATCCTGAACAAGCTAAAGCGCAAATCACACAGCTTTATCAACTTGTACAGCAGCTTACTGGTGAGCTTGAAAAATTACAGAAAGAAGTAGCTGACAAGGTTGAAGATCGAAATGTCGAACTTCTTAAAGAGCAAATTAAAGCTGAAAAAGACATTCGTGTTGCTGAAATTCAAGCTGCAAGTCGTGCGGATGTTGAAGAGCTGAAAGGTACGATTTCTTTGCTCGAGGCTCGCCTCAATATTAATTCAATCCCACAAGATTGGATGAAAAAAGGTGAATCAGTTCAAGATTATCAGCCAAATCAAATGAATTACGATTATTCGCAGCAAGGTGTGCCTGAACCACCACCTACGCAAGCGCAAAGCATACAGAACCCTGCCGAACAGCAGGGTTTTTTAATGCCTGAATCACCGGTTCAACAAGAAAATTTCGCTCCTGAGTCTGACCTACTTGGGGATAGCGCACCTTTGGTTACGGAGCAGCAATTATTGCCTCCGCTAGATAATGGAGAGAGCAATGTCTGATACAGATACTCAAGACGTCGTTGAAACCACCGCAACGGAAAATACAGGTGCAGAAAGTCAAGAGGTTGATCAGCCAGAAACTGGAACTCAGGAATCTGAACAAGGCGAAGGCTCAGAAGATGAGCAGCCTAAAACAGATCATGAAAAACCAAAAAGGAGCCGTGCACAAGAACGTGTAGAGCAAGCCTTACAACGTGCTTTAGAAGCTGAACGAAAACTCAAAGAGTATGAAGCTCAAAAAAATGCACCTGAAGCAAATGCTAAGCCAACTAAGCCATTAATTGAAGATTTCGAATCATATGAAGAATGGACTAAAGCCCATGACGCATATGAAGAAAAGCTTGACGAATGGCGAATTAGTGAAGCTGAGCGTCGCATCAGTGAAAAGCAAAGCAAATCTAAAGCAGAGGAAACCAAAAACCAACGTCAAGTTGAGTTTGAGGTCGCAATGGCTGAGTTAGAAGGTGAAGGATACGATGCAAACGCATTGAATCAGAAGCTCGAAACTTTGCCTCCTTTACCTCTAGATTTAAATGAATTTGGTTTAAGTGCAAAAGACACTCTGGTTCTTGCTGCAAAACTTATTGAAAACGATGAGCTGTGGTTGGACCTGTCGCAAATGAGCCAAGTTCAAGCAGCTCGCAAAATTGGTCAAGAAATTGATCGCCACTTTAATAAACCAAGCGCACCTCCAGTTTCAAAAGCTCCCGCTCCAATCAAGCCAGTACAAGCAAATGCGCCAGCTACTCGGGATCCTTCAAAAATGAGCGATGACGAGTGGTACAAGGCAGAAACACAGAATCGAAATAAAGGAAAATAATATATGGCTAATACCATTTTGACGCATCAAATGATTGCTCGTGAAGCAGCTAAAATGCTGGAAGAAGAAGCACCATTTATTGCGAACATTAACAAAGGTCGCCAAGAAGAATTTGGTAAAGATGTTCAGGGTTACCAAAAAGGCGACACAGTAAAAATTAAAATCCCTACTGCTGGTCGTGTATATAACGGCTCAGTGTTTGCTGAGGGTGGCGGTGCAACAGACGTTGTTGAAGAGTCTGTAAACTTAACTCTTGACACTCAAAAGCACGTTGCATTGCAATTTGGTGCAAAAGAAAAAATACTCACTTTGACAGACTTCAAAGATCGAATTCTTCGCCCTCAGATGCAGACTCTTTCTTCAGTTGTCGAAGCAGATTTGATTGCGCGTGGCGTTATTGGCACTCCAAACCAAGTCGCAATGTCTTTGTCGGGTGCGAATCCTTCAAATGCTTTATCGCTAGCGCGTGCACGATTAAACCGCTATTTGACTCCTAATGGTGATCGTTCTGCTGTCATTTCAAGTGATGCAAACGTTGCCTTAAGTGGTGAAGTATCGCGCATGTATAACCCGACACAAGCATCTAGCAAAGCATACCTGCAAGGTTATGTAGCTACAGCGTTTGGTGCTGATTTATATGAGCACCAATCTATTCCAGTGTTTAACAATGGTACTGCGGCTGGCATCACTGTTAATGGTGCAAACCAAACAGGTAAAGTTGTTAATTTAGCTGCTTCAACTGCTGGAACATTAACTCAAGGCACAATCTTTACTATTGCTGGCGTCAATGCAGTGCACCCATTAACTGGTCAGGATCTTGGTGTTCTCCAACAATTCGTAGTTACTGCAACAGCTACAGTTAGTGCTAATACCGCTGTTTCGATCTATCCGGGTCTTAACGCTACTGCACCAAACAAAACCACAAGTGCATTAGCAGCAAATGGTGCAGCAGTAACAGTGGTTTCTACTAATGGCTTCCAAAGCTTGGAATTCCATAAAGATGCGTTTACAACCGCATTTGCACCACTTCCTGTTTTAGCTTCATGTGAAGGTTATACAGCACGTTTACCTAGCGGTATCTCTGTGCGTGTTATGACATTTGGTGATGGTAATAACGACTTTGAGCGCACACGTATTGACGTGTTGTATGGCTTCCAAGTTGTTCGCCCATTACATGCTTGCCGTATCACCCAAGCCTAAACTTTCTTGACGACAAATGCCCGCATCTAGCGGGCGTCGTCATTTTTGGAGGACTGAAATGTCAGATGAATATCCTAAAGCGCTATACCGTGGTGACAAGCAAGCGTATGAGCATGTCATAGCTGACGGTGAAGAACATGAAGCACATCTACGCAGCACTGGGTATGTTGATTATTTAGATCTCGATGAAGCGTTGCCAGAAGTGAAAATTGTTGGAACGGCTTCCGGCTCAAGTGGAGAGTTGGCAGAAGCAAAGAAACAAATCTTAGAGCTAACTGAGCAACTCAACACTGCAAAAGGCGAATACATCATCCGAATTAACGAGCTAAAAAAAGAAAATGCCACCCTTAAATATTCCGCAATGGACGCCAACGAGTTGAAGGCAGTACTTGATGAAAAAGGCATTAAATACGGCTCACGTGATGGTAAAGACTCATTAGTTAAATTGGTGCTTGATAGTGAATACGGCACTACTAACAACGAATGAACGAATCATTCAAGCGCTAATTCTTGAAGCATGGACCAGAGGAAGAAATGAACGTAAGCAAAATCGCAGAAAATGCAATGAAGCATCTCGGAATCTTGGCTAGTGGTGAAAGTGCTTCAGGTGATGAATTAATGGATGTAATAGAAGCTCTTGAGGGGCTTCTTGCCCAATGGGCAACAAGTAAATTGTATGTCTACAAATCCAATCTCTTAACTATAGAATTAACTAAAGGCGCAGGAATCTACTACATTGGCGTGGTTGATGATAAGTGTTGCAACTATCAGGTGACTTGCTGTGATGAGGTTGTGACTTCATTGCCAGACATTGAGTCAGAGATATCCATGATTTCTGATACTGCTTGGTTGGATGACTGCGAGATTAAAATCATCAGAGATGTGAACAATACATCAAATCGTCATTATGTGCCTGTTTGGTATCGGAAAGACTATCCAAATTGGGAATTCCATGTTTTAGAAACAGCTAAAACTCTAATTCTTAAAACCTATTCACTGCCCCATAAATTAAAGCCTAAAGATGAGCTTCAATTTCCGCCAAATTACAAGCGACCTCTAGAGCTTACCTTGGCACTGGAAATCGCCCCAATGTTTGGCACTGAGCCTTCTGTGCGCTTAGTTCAAAACCAAGACAATGCAATTGAAATGCTTAAATCAAGTAATTCAGTGCCTGCATATTCAAGTAATGATTTGCCTGTAGGAGTCCGTAATTGCCATGACTTCTATAATTGACATCCCTATTGTTGGACAATCCTATCATCTAAAAGACTGGTCTGTTGATTGCCAACGCACACTTAACCTTTATCCACAAGTGGTTGAAAGTGGAAATGCGCCACAAGTTGCCGCTTTGCTTCCCACATCAGGCTTAATTAAAAAATTTGAGTTTGATAGCTATATTCGTGGCATGTATGCCATGAGTGACCAATTTTTGGTAGTGGCTGGTCAAAAACTACTATCTATCAAGTCAGATAACACTGTCAAAGAACTTGGAGACGTCACTGGTATTGGTCGTGTCTACTTTGCTGATAACTCTGTTCAGGTGATGATTGTAAGCAACAACACATACAGTTTTGACCTCAAAACTAGTGTTCTCACTAAATTAGAGCTTGGCGATTTCTTTGGCGCTTCAGACGTTACTGTTCTTGATTCGCGATTTATTTGGACTGTTCCTCAATCTGGTCGTATCCAGTGGTCAGATTTACTCTCAACTAAAACCACTGCACTAAGTTTTGCAACTGCTGAAGCTAAGTCTGACAATCTTGTAAGGACTATTGAGAACAATGGTCAGCTTTGGTTAATTGGTGAAAGAACTACAGAAATTTGGGGTTCAACCAACAATAAAGACCTTCCATTCCAACGAATGGGTGGTGCAGTTATTCCAACCGGATGTATTGCGCCTGCGTCTGTTTGTCGATTTGGTAGCAGTCTGGCTTGGGTAAGTCGAACAGAGCATGGACAGGGCCAGATTGTAATGACTGAAGGGTATTCAACATTAAGAATATCCAACCATGCAATTGAAAGCGATATAGCTACTTATAACAGTATTTCTGATGCTTATGGATTTGCTTATCAGGAAAATGGACACGCATTCCTGTTAATGACATTCCCTAGTGCTAAGAAGACATGGTGTTATGACTCAACCACTCAAATGTGGCATGAGCGTAGTTACTACAATCCAAAAACATATCTTCATGAACACCATCGAGCATTTGTTCATTGTTTTTTTAATGGACAACAATTAGTTGGTGATCGTCAGAACGGCAAAATCTATCAACTGACTCAAACAAGTAACACTGATGATGGTGAAACTATTGTTCGTGAGCGTATTACTCCTGTAGGTAATCCAACTGCTGATCGATGGATATTCCATCATTTGGAAATCTCAGCTCAAGTTGGGCAAGAAACAAACATAAAGCCTCAAATTATTTTGGATTGGTCAGACAACAGAGGCCGAACTTGGTCTTATTCACGTCAGATGGATTTAGGCGGCATTGGTGAATATGGCAAGCGATTAATCTTCAAGCGCCTTGGACAGTCATTTAACCGTGTTTTCCGATTGAGGTTTACAGATGCATCAAGACTTGTAGTTCTTGGCGCAAAGGCAAAGGTGAGCCAATGAATCTAACCCCCCCTTATCAGCATCCAATGATTGTTAATGGACAATTAACGCAACCATGGCGTGTATTTTTTGAAAACATGTCCAAGACTGTACAAAAACTGAATGAGGCAAATACTCCATGAGACATTTTAAAAAAATAGCTGATGGAATTGATGTTTCATCTTTAATGCAAGAGTTGGATGCGAACCCCCAGTTATGGGATACCAACAACTTACGCAGAACGGCCGAAAACACACCTCACTCACAAATGTCAGATATTTGGGTGCGCTACAACGATGTAAAGCCATATTTAGATGCTGGTGATTTAACAGGTTTTAATGATCCGCATTTGCCAGTGTGGTATCCCGCATTTGATGCTCTGCCTTCACTTAAGCCTATACTTTTTAAATTAATGGCAATGGTTGAGGGCGAAATGTTGGGTGGGGTTTTGATAACCCGAATCCCTCCAAATCATGGCATTGCACCTCACACTGATTCAAGCTGGCATGTTGATTACTTTGATAAGTACTACATCAGCCTACAAAGTGAAGAAGGTGCAAACTTCTGTTGTGACCATGAAGGAATTACAGAATCACTAAACCCTAAAGTCGGAGAGTGCTGGCTTTTTGATAACCATAAAAACCATTGGGTTGAGAACAATAGCAATCAAGACAGAATCACATTGATTGTCTGCATCCGGACACAGAGAGAAAAAGCAAAATGATTAACTTCAAAGACGTTTACGATTTAGATCAAATTGAATTTGTGCCGGTTGCTGATGGTGATGCACCTGAAGAAAACTCAGAAATTTATATAGCAGATGACATCTTCACTAAACAGATGCATATCAAGCATGAAGGGATGTTTATTCCTCAGCACTCACATAGCTACGAACACATGTCAATGCTTGCTCATGGATCAGTACGGGTTTGGCAAGATGGTGTTTTCACTGGTGATTATGTCGCACCTGTAGGAATTAAGATTCCTGCAAATGTTAAGCATACTTTCATGAGTCTTGAGCCAGACACGATTATTTACTGCATCCACAATATTTCACGTTCAGGTGAAGTTGATGTAAGTGAAGAGCACCACTTGTTGGAGGTTTAATTATGCCATGGGCAGCAGCAGCTGCGATTGGTGGGGCAGCGTTATCATCTGCCGCATCAAGCAGTGCAGCAAGAAAACAAGCTAAAAGTGCAGATGCAGCCACACAAGTTCAAAAGGACATGTATGACCAAACTCGCAAGGACTTAGATCCATATCGTGAGGCTGGTAGTAATGCATTAGGCCAATTAATGGGCCAAATGGGTGAGAATGGTTATTTCAATCAGACATTCAATGGTCAAGATATTTATGATGATCCATCTTACAAATTCAGGCTGAATGAGGGTCTAAACTCTATTCAATCAGGTGCTGCATCACAAGGTGGCTTGTTAAGTGGAGCTACTCTTAAAGCTCTAAACAACTATGGACAGGACTTTGCAAGTCAAGAGTATTCAAATGCCTACAACCGCTTCAATGCTGATCAAACCAACAGATATAACCGTTTAGCCAATTTGGTTGGTGTTGGTCAAAATGCCGCAGCTCAAACTGGTAATGCTGGTCTTCAAACTGGTCAGGCTATTGCAAACAATACCATGGCTGGTGCAAATGCTTCAGCCGCAGGAACAATTGCAAGTGGCAATGCATGGGCGAATGCAGCACAGCAGCTTGGAACACTTGGCTCAGCTTATATGAATAACAGGAAGGCAGGAGTAACCTAATGGCTATCGATCCGTCTATCCCATTGCAAGCTCGCGGAGTAGATGCAATTCAGATGCTTGCTGATGGAGATAAATTATCTCAGTTATGGCGCCAGCAAAAGTCAGACCAAGAGCTAAACCGCATCTATAATGAGTCACAGGGCGATGTATCCAAGATGCTAAGCCTTGGGCAACAGTCACCCTTGGCGCGTTTGGTTGTTCCTCAACTTCAAGCACAACAGGCCACTCAGCAAAAAAACATTCTAGACCAACAGAAGACATTGGCTGAAATTGCCAATACAACAGCACAAGCTAATGAGCGTACTGCTAGTGCTGGTAACACAACTTTTGATACGTCTCAGAAGAAATATGGTGCAATTCAAGGCGCATACCAACAAGCAGCATTGACAGGTGATAAAGGTCCAATCTTACTTGCTCTTGATGCTCTTCAGCGAACTGGTGCAATTTCTCCTGAGGACTATGCTCATAACTTTAAAATAATTAGTGTCATGAGCCCAGATGAAATTAAACAGTATGCAACTGGTAGTGGTTTACTAAATAAGGATTTGGCACCTTATCTTAGTCAAACTAAAAACAATGCTGCTGACAATGCAACTTCATCTGCTAACAATATCCGGACCACGGATGCTTCGCGGTATGCAACAGATACTTCAGCAGCAACTGCTGATAAAAATCGAGTGCAAGACAAGATTTTGGCAGAACAAAAGATTGCCTTGGAGCGTGGTGAGTTTGACACCATGACAGGCACTGATGGCAAGGCATATGCCGTTTATAAAGATGGTCGTGTAGAGCCGTTACTTCTTAAGAGTGGCGAGGCGTTTGCTCCACAGCCTAAAGGTAATAGTGGTCAGCCAAAATTGAGTGATAAAGCACTTCAATTAGTCAACGACTTGAATGTTCAACTTTCTACAGCCAGTCAAAACTCTGGCAAGATTAATGGCCTTATTAGTGATGTGCAAAGCGGGCGATTGAACTTGAGTGCAGCTAACCAGTTGGGTGCGCGGGCCAAAAATATGATTGGGTTATCTGATGAAAATAGCCGAGGTGTTGAAAACTTCCAAACAGCTTTAAATCAAGCAGTAAATGATGTTCTTATGATGGCTAAAGGTACTCAGACAGAAGGCGATGCACAGCGTGCAGCTCAGGTAATTGCAGCAAACCCACCTCGTGACAATGCAGCAGCATTACAAGCATTGCAACGACTAGCCGCAGTTCAAAATAATACCATTGCCGTTCTAAACCAGAATATTAATGGTATCTATGACAACTACGGATTGCCTCGTTCACAAGGTGCTCCGAAGCAGACTGCTCAAGCAGGTGCTAACCAAGCAAAATTGAACAATATTCTGTTTGGTAAATAAATGTGCTATAAATTCTCTCATCAAGGTGGGGGTCTTTATGAAAAAAATAGCAGTATTTGCAACTATATTATTTGTTCCGTTCTTGGCTAATACAGCAACATCTTATGAAATTGAGAAATCTATTAACGATGAGACTTTTGTAATTAATGGAGAGATGTTTAAAGCAAAAAGTTACTGTATGAACATGGAAGAAGGTGATAGGGTGATTTTTATAGAAGGCAGTCCGCATGGGGCATGTTCTTCGGCTAAGCTTTATAATTTAAGAACAGAGAAAACATGTAATGTTTGGTGCGAATGATGAAAAAATTATTAATTCTAATTATTCCAATTGTTAGTTTTGTGGGTTGTGCTACAGCTGATATAGTGCCGATGGGAAAGAACACCTATATGATTTCGCAAATGTCAGCTGGAGGCATATTTACCAATACATCCAAACTTAAATCGGATGTAATAATGAGAGCTAATGCATTTGCAGAAAGCAAAGGTAAAGTGGCAGTTCCAGTAACATCAACCCAGCTTAATGCAATACCAGGTGCACGAATGCCTAGTTTTGAGTACCAATTTAAATTGGTTGATAAAGACGATGAAAGGGCTGATGGTGGAGAGCTCAAATCCACACCTGATAATATTATTGAAAATCGTATTTTGATCAAGCAAGAGTGACGATCAGTAAAAACATAAACCCACTTCGGTGGGTTTTTTATTGCCTGAGGAAAAGTTATGGCATCAGCTCAGAAGTACATGCAGTTACTGAATAACCCAAATGCTAGACGTATGCTTGATTTGATTGCTAGTGCAGAAGGTGCAGATCATGGCTATAACACCTTATTTGGCAATCAACGGTTTGATGATTTATCAAGTCATCCTAACATTCGAAAAACATTCACTCAAACCGATGGCAAAAAGAACTACACCACAGCAGCAGGACGATACCAATTTTTAAAAGGAACATGGGATGGATTGGCAAACCAATTAGGCCTTAGCGATTTTTCACCACAATCTCAAGATATCGGGGCACTTGCACTTTTAGCCCAGAATGGTGCACTTCCTTATGTTCTTAAAGGTGATTTTGGTACAGCAATTAAAAAGTCTGGTGGTACTTGGGCTTCTTTACCTTCATCCAACTATGCTCAAAATAAGCGCTCATGGAACTTTGTTAATAAGCAACTTGGTACAGACTATCAACCAGAAAGCCGTTATTTAAATCAAGATCAGATTGCAAAAGTACTTCCCCAGTTAAATAAAAATACCAATCAACAATCTCGTTATTTATCACAAGAGCAAGTAGCTAAAGTTCTACCTCAACTTGCGAATAAATCACAGCAAGATACTGGTCGGTACTTATCTGCTGAACAAATTTCCCAAGTATTGCCACAACTGAGTAGGGGTTAAAATGGCTAGTCAAAACGATATCTCAACTCGAATTTCAACAGCAAGGAAAGAAGGTTTCAGTGATGAACAGATCTACTCAAGCCTAGCTTCTAATGATGGCTTTGGTAAACGCATCACAATGGCTAAAAAAGAAGGTTTTTCAGATGCTCAAATTGCTCAGAACTTAGGACTCAACCTTCAGAAGAATTTAGGCACTCAACAACCGATTCAAGTTTCAGCTACTCGCCAACCTTTTGACTGGCAAGCAGCACAAAAACAAGCAATGCAAAAACAAGCCAAAGAAGCGGGGCCTACTCATATGTGGGAAGGCGCATTACTTGGTGCATCTGATTTGGGGGCGGGTGTAGTGCAAGGTTTTGCTTATGCAGGCGACAAACTTGGGCAGGGTTTAAATGCTGCATTAGGAACGAACTTTGACACCAATTCATACAAGCGATTTACTGACCAGCGTAAAGATATCCAAGACTTTCACCAAGCAAGACGTCAACAAGCTAATCAGGGTTATGATTGGTCACGTCTAGGTGGACAAGTGGCAGCAACTGCACCTTTAGGGGCATTGGGCCGCGGCTACCAAGGCGCTAATGTATTATCTAAAGTGGGTGCAGGTGTTGCAGCACAGAATGCGGCAGTTGGTGCTGCTATTGGTGGCGCTGGATTTGCTGAGAATGGCAAGCAGCGTCTAGAAAATGCCGCTTTTGGTGCAGTAGGTGGTGCGGCAGGTGGGGCTATTGGTGAAAAGATTGGGCAGGGTGTCTCTAAAGCAGTTAATGCAGTTAAAAACTCTGGATCTAAAGCAGCTCAACAAACAGCACAAGCCATTGATAAAAATCTTGATGATGCTTTACGCCAACAAGGTATGTCACTTGGTGATTTGACTGATGATGTGGCTAACGGGTTGCGCAAAGAAGCTGCGGACGCATTAAAGTCAGGTCGAAACCTCAACCCAGAAGCTGTAGCCCGCAAAGCTGTTCTTGATCAAGTGGGCATTAAGGGCACTAAAGCGCAAGTAAGTGGCAATGCTCAACAATGGCAAAAAGAAGCAGAATTAGCAAAGATTCAGAATGTTGGTGCACCTTTGCGAGAGAAGTTTATAGAAGATAATAAACAATTAGCAAATTTGCTTAATGTGGCTACTTCTCGCACTGGAGGAAGATCAACAGACCAAATCGGAGCTATGCAAGGGGCGGTAAGTTCGCTTGGTGGACAGCTTGATCAAAATAAGCAATTCATTAATGCAGCCTATAGTTCTGCAAGAAATGCGTCTGGTAATGATGTTCTTATTGATGGAGCGGGATTGGCCAATGATGTGTTCACTAGACTTGACGATCAGGCCCTCATGTCATATTTGCCGTCTGACATCTCTAAAAAGATTGTCGATATCTCAAAGAATCCTGACAAATTCACCTTGAAAAAGGGAGAGGAGCTAATTGGAATATTAAATGACCATTACAAAAGCTCTTTACAACTAGGGCAGCCAACATCAACAACCAGGGCGTTAGGTACAGTCCGCGAAGCTTTGGATGGTAGAGTTCAGGAGGCTATGAGTGGAATTTTAACTCAAGGTGGAAATGATGCAGCTCAAGCATATCAGTTTGCTAGGCAGGCATATAAATTCAATGCAGAGCAAACCAAAACTATGCCACTACTCCAAGACATTAGAAAGGGGGTAGAGCCTGACAAACTCTTTAGTAAGCATATTCTTAATGGCAATGTTAATGAGCTAGAGAAAACAATTGATCTACTTAATAACGTAAATCCTCAATCAGTAGCAGATATTAAGCAACAGGCTCTAGAGTTTATTGCTGGTAAGGCTGTCAATCAGAATGGGCAATTTAGCCCTGCGGGTATGAAGCGGGCATTAGATGGAATTGGAGACCGAAGACTGTCGGTGTTGTTTGAACCATCTGAACTGAAGAACATTAAGAACATCAGTAAAGCTGGTGAATACTTAGTTACTCAACCTGCACATTCATATGTAAACAATTCCAATACTGCGTCAGCAACTATGAACCGGTTAATGGACTTTTTCGGGAATTCTAAAGTTAAATCTGTGCTTAATTTGCCATATCTTAAAGATTATGTAGTTGACCCAGTTGCTAACTATGGAAGCACAAGGTCAGTAAATAAAGCTTTTCAGCCTGATATATCTGGCAATCCAATTCCTGCTACGCCTCCTACACCTCAACAGCAAACCCTGATAGATCGGCTGGTTCAAGCGGGTTTACTTGGTGGGGCAGGCTCTACAAGACAGTAAAACTTAATCAATTTCTAACCGCCCTTAGTGGCGGTTTTTTTATTTGAGGTCTTTATGTACCCATTAATAACCAATGTCACAGCACAATTTGTTGATGACTATGGAAAGCCTGTGGCTGGTGGAAAGGTTTGGACCTATGAGTCTGGAACTACTACACCAAAAGCTACTTATGCTGATCCTGATGGTACATCTGTAAATACAAACCCTGTGATTCTGGACGAGGCTGGGCGAGCCAATATCTATTTAAATGATGGGGCTTATCGGGTGCGCGTCTTGTCAGCTGATAATGTTTTGATTGCAGACACCAACAAACTTTCCCGTTATGTCACCAGTACTGAATTAGATGAATTCATTCAACAAGTACAAGATGGCTTAGATGAATTAAACCAAGTCAAAGAGTCCCTTAACACTATTGTTGAGCAAGAGATTCAATCGCAAAAAGGTGTTGCTGGTGGTCTAGTTCCTTTGGATGAAAACGACAAGATCGACCCTCTCTATATCAAAAAGAGTGATGCTCTTGATCTTGATGACACAAATACTTTAGCCACCTCAAAAGCTGTCAAAGCACTTCAAGACACTAAGTTAAAGAAAGCTGATTTAGCAGCAGGAACCGCTCCTATATTTGCAGCACGCGCCCGAGGCACAATCAAAGGGTCTGATGGAACAAAAATCGGTACAGGTGGAAACTTCAAAGCAGTAACTCGAATTAGTGCAGGTGTTTATGAGGTTGAGCTAGATACAGCTATGCCAGATACAAATTATCAAGTTATCGCCAATACTTCAATTTCAGCAAGTAGTGCCGCTGCACAAGGCGCCAGCAATGATGAAAGTTTTGCGAAAACAACAACTAAATTCAGGTTGGTCTGCTCTTTTGGTGGTGACAACACGCAAGGGAGATTTGATCCCGGCTACATAGATTTCATCGTTTTCTAATAACACCCGAAAGGGTGTTTTTTTATGGGTGTAATAAACATGGCAACAGCTTTGACATCTCAATACACACGCTTCACAGACAAGTGCAATAGAGTCTTGGCTGGGGGGGTCGTAAAAACCTTTGAACCAAATTCTTTAACTCCAAAAGTCACATATCAAGACACTTTAGCAACAATACCAAACCTACCTGAAGTGGTTTTGGATGAGACAGGAAGGGCGAAAATCTACCTACAAGGTGACTATCGGATTCAAGTATATAGTCGTGATGGGGTCCTGATAGAAGATAATTTGTTGGTCGAACAGGCTGTGGTTCAAAGTGACTTTGATGCATTAAGTCAAACGATACAAACAGAATTCAACGAGCTTCAAGAAGAAACACAAACATTAGTTGATGCGGCAATCGGATCTATCCAAGGTACAGTCGATGCGGCAGTAGCAAACGCTGGCAATATGATTGGTGCAGCTAACAAGGCAGCTTTAGATTTAATTACAAACAAGCCTGTTGGTCAAAATGCCATGCTTGATAACGGTGATATCTATCGCTGGAATGGCACATCTTGGGTTTTTACTGGACTCAACTATCTAAACGCATCATTAGAAGAACGTCGAACCGTAGAATCTAACCGTCCGCAAAACCCTAACAAGCTTGATTTTAAACAAGTCACATTTCTGACAGCTCCAACCGTTCTTGTTGGTACTGCTACATATCCATATCGGAACGGGCTAAAGCAATTAAAGCTTGTCAGTGCATCAACTGGTTCGCCCATAACTGTCTATTGGGAATTTCCAGTATCTCAATTTACCCGAGATTTCTCTGGTTCCATCACTGTTGAAGGATTAACAAGCGGTTCAAACGGTGTTGTCGGAATTGAACAGCGTAATGATGCTGGCTCTCTTATTTCTTCTCATTACGCAGCAACAGGCGTTACAGCAGCAGTTACCAAACAAACCTACAAAGTGAATGTGGCAAGCGTGACAGCGGGAGCAACAAAGATTCGCTTAATCGTGAATATGCTCACCACTGGAACACGTGAAATGTACGTTCATAGCCCATTCATTGCAGATGGAGCAAACGCAGAGTTTATTTCGCCACGTGATACGAGGAATGAAAACTTGTTATTGGCATCTTTTATTAAGACTATTGGGAAAAATCAATTTAACAAAGCATTAGCAGAAGATGCCAAATTAATTAGCTTCCAGACTGGTGCAACGGTAACGTTTGCAAATGGTATCGCATTTGGAAAACAGGCAGTACAGGCGGGAGGAACATATACTTTCTGGATGCCTTTAAGTACATCATTTGCTTTCAAGCGAATCATTTATACATATGATAAGAATGGCGCCTTCTTGGGCATGGATGCTGCACAGGGTTCGGCTGGCGAAATAGTAAACCCAAACCCACCAACCGGCATTACATACGCAGATAGTGATAAAACAGTAACTTTCACAATCCCCGATAACTCTACTATTGCTTTCATCTCAATGATGATTGTTTATGCAGCTCATACGACTACTGATTTTAATAACTTAGTAAATGGTATGCAGCTTGAGTTGGGTTTTAAACGCACTGATTATGCTGCTTATGATCCAAACGGCCAAGAAATGCTTTGGTTAAAACCATCGGCATTGATTGACACGCCCGATAGTGGTGGCGGCACAACAGTTGTTACAGCGGGTAATACCTTTACACTCTACATTGATGGCGTTTACGCATACATCCGCACCCCATTCAGTGACACTGTTGATATGGTGCAGATGGTGCAATATGGAACGACTACAAAGTGGAATAACAATGTAATTAACCCATATCAGATTAAAACCATTCCCAAATCGACAGCTAAAGAAAATTTAGTCACTGCATATAATGCAGGAACTTTAGTTGTAAACCATGGTGATGATGCGGCACCGATGAACTACAACTTCTACTATAATGGCACTACAAATGTACCAGTGTATATGGGGGCAAATCATGGGGCTTTTGCTGTCCATGAAGTAACACAAACAGGCCATGGCAAGACTTATGTTGATGTAGGCTCTAAATGGTCGAATGGTTCGCGCCAATACACTTTAGTTCGCATTGTTGACGCAAATAAACTGTGGTTTGTTTCAGATAATTCAGGAACAACTGAGCAATGGAATTACCACATGGTTTCTATTGCAGGCAACACATTGACCCATGTCAGCGGAGCAACAAATACAGCCAGTATAGTAGTTGCAGCAGACCTGCTCACTCAGTTGTTTACATCAATCAATAATCACGTTAAAAAGATTGTTGTTGACGGTTATAAGACAATTACAGCTTCAGGCTTTTATGATGTGGAAAGTGTCGAGTTTATTGACACATACAATATTATGAATGTGCCTGCGATTATTAGTTATCTGCAAGCTCATGTAGGTACTACAACAGAACAAGAGCTGAATGTTCCGGCAATTGACTATGATGTGAATGTACAAGTTAGCTATAAGTATGTGCAAAATGGCGCTTTAACTATTAATACTCAATTTCAGAAGAAGTCGAATATTAATTTTAACTTTGCTGGATTAACTCAAGCTTTGCCACTCAACTACACAGGAAAAACACTGCTTTACTATGTTCCAAAAATGAATCCTGTAACGGTCGGCTCAAACACATACAACCTGAGTAATGTAGTTGATGTAACAGCCGTTACTGATGTTATTACTTTACTTAAAGCAAATTGGTCGGATGCACTCAATCCACCTGACCGAATGGCTCAGATTGTCAAAAACGGTGCGAATAAAGAGTTTGGGCATGTTATTGGTTACAGTCTAAGCCGTGGGGCTACTCAGCCAAGTATCCGAGCAAATACAACTGATGCAGGCTTCTTTAACGGGCCAACACGTAAAATGTATCCGAAAGCGTTGGTAACTAATCTAAACACTGTGGTGAATACGATTACATATAGGATTTTATTTAATCCTAATGTACTTCCTGAGGCAACTGTGTATGGGTGGTATGAAGATAATGGTGCAATCTTTGTTGTTTTGGACATTCATCAAAGCGCTTCATTGTTAAAGTTACCTAATCTTGGATTATTTAACGGAAAGTCAGCAACAGTAGTTGATTCTAATGACAACTTTACTTTGTATAGCGAAATAGTCAGTGATGGTGGTTTGCTCTGTTCTGTTGTAAATGGCTATGCCCAAGCAACGATCAAACTAAGTTAATCACACAATCAATCTATATAGGCCCTAGCTTTAAATAAGTTAGGGCTTTTTTATTGCCGAAAAATTAGGGGTATGGCATGGAATCATGGAAATTCATTCAAGAGTTTCTACAGACTTTTGGCACAGCAATCACTTCATTTTTTATGGGGTTCATTATGGCTTATTTCCGAACGAAGAAAAAACTAGGTAAAGCTGACTGGGCAGAATCCATTATGTGTGGACTTTTTTCAGTTGGCGTCTGGTCATTACTTGAGTGGCTTAATGTTCCTCAGATTGTATCTGTAGGTATTGCATCAGGCATTGGTTATATGGGCACTCATTTTGTTAGCAACCTGATTGAGAAGAGGATTAACAGAGATGGCTAAAACAACAAGTAATGCTGGCTTAAATCTCATCAAGGGGTTTGAGGGCAAGCGTCTTTATGCATACGATGATGGTGTAGGGGTTTGGACAATTGGATTTGGAACAATCAAACACCCTAATGGCGTTCGAGTCAAAAAGGGTGATGTTTGCACTGAAAAACAAGCAGAAGAATATCTTCGAAATGACTTGGTGAAGTTTGAAGCTGCTATTAACAAACTTGTCAAAGTACCGCTCTCTCAAAATCAATTCGATGCTCTAGCATCCTTTACATACAATCTTGGTGAAAGTAATTTAAGTAGTTCAACTCTACTTAAGAAATTGAACAAAGGTGACTACCAAGGCGCTGCTGACCAATTCCTTGCTTGGAAAAAAGCAGGAGGTAAAGTTCTACCTGGTTTAGTTCGTCGTAGAGAGGCTGAACGAGCACTATTTTTAAAGAAGTAACTTATATGTGTAAACGTACTAAAGTTGCATCGATCATCACACTGCTGTGCCTCCTATTCTCAGGTTGCACAGCTCATACCATTAATAGTAATGTGAACGTCTCTATTTGTGTGAGAGCGCTTTAATGTCTACACAGCTAATCAAAATTCGCAATACATCAATAGATCGAGGTGTAGATCTGTTAGCTGAGCTCGATAAAAATGGAGAAGTCACCAAAATTTACGACTACAACGGCAATGAGTTAAAGATTAATTTCTTACGCGATGAAGTCTTTTATAAAGGCATCTGGTGCCAGTTTAGTAAGAAGCAAAAAAATAGCTAA